CCTCGGCCTCCTTCTTCGCCCCCTCCTCGGCGGCACGGAGGCCCTGCGCCCGCCCGATGGCGTTGCGCCGGGCGACCTCGGCTGTCGTCGCGAGGTTGTCGAGAGCCCCGACCGCTCGCTTGTTCCACCTCTTGATGAAGATTTCGATCTGCTTCGGGTCGTTCAGCATCTCCCGAGTCAGTTCGCCCTCTTCCATCGCCTTGTCCAGCTTCAGGCCAAGGTCGCCGACACACCTCGCGGCGTGTTCCAGAGCCTCCTTCGCGCCCTGTTGGAGGAGTTCCTGCTTGTCGGCTTCCTTGGCTTGCTCGGCGTATCGCTTTCCCAGCGTCTTCGCCAGGTCCACCTTCGCCATGGACTTCGCTACGTTCATCCGATTCACTCACCTTTCGTCCGTTGAGGGTCAGGGGCTAGAGCTTGTGGCCTACGGAACCGGGTCGCCCCACGCGATCATGGTGATGACGTCCGGCCGGACTCCCCCACGGAACCTGAGCCGGTACTCCGCGTAGAAGCAGCCGACCTGCCGCTCCGCCGCCACCGCGCTCGGGTAGACGTCGTGGTTCGCCGCCGCGTCTGCACCGTTGCGCTGGAGCAATCCGTTGACGTAGATGTCCACATCGTCCACGAACGTGAGCGCGCGATAGTCGCAGAGGTCAGCCGTGAGGTTGGCGGAGCCAGGGCCGCTCGGACCTTCGAGCAGGGTGTTGGGAGCGATGTTCCCTGTCACCTCGGCCACTGCCTTGCAACGTGTAGTCCCCGAACCTGCCGCCTGGACGATAGCGTTGAGGAGCGAGACCTCGCCGAACTCGGTCTCGAAGTCGTCCCACTCCTGGGTCGTCTCCGAGAGTTTGATGCCGTCCGTCTGAGCCCACGTGGAGCCCGTCTGGTTGGTATCGTCCAGGAACATCTCGTTGGCGGCTTGGAGGTGCAGATCGTTCGAGCCCGTCGTCTCGACGTGACCGGCCGTGACACCGATGTCGATCTCGACTCCACCTGTGTCGACCTTCAGTTGGTTGGCGAAGTCGTTGTCCTGGGCGTCGTTGTCGAAGACGTCGACGTCGGTCCCGAACTCGATCTCGCTGGTGCCGCCTGCCGAGCCCTCGATGACCGAGAACAGGTTGGCTTCCAGGTCGTCGCGGATGCGCCACGCGAGCCCCGCCCCCTCCAGGTCGAGGATGGCGTTGTTCGTGAGGTCGACCGGGACGACGCCCTGGTTGTCGTAGATGCCCTGGCGGTTCTGGGAGGCGGCTCCGGTGTCGGTGAAGTCGTCCCCGAGCCAGGCGTGCTCCGGGATCTCCTCGAAGGCCCAGCGCTCGGTCGGCTTGTAGTCGATGGTCTTGCCGTCCATGACGCCAGCCGCCGCGAGTTCCAGATCGTCGCCCGTCGAGTTCGCCACGACGAACGAAATCTGCACCCGGTTGGGGGTCGTGGTGCCGATGGTGTGGCCGTCCGTGCTGCTCTCCGACTGGAGCAGGCCGTAGACCTCGCGGCCCGAGCCGTCGACGATCGGATCGCGGGTGCCCGAGTCGATGATGAGGCAGAGGTTCTTCGGCGTGAGGGTGTCTCCGCCTGCGACCTCGGTGAGAGTGGCCGTGTTGAAGCTCGCCTCGTAGGCCACGACGGTGCCTCGTGTCGTGACCGCACCGACAGCCGCCGTGGTGTTGCCGGGAAGCTCCCCAGCGGCCGACAGGACCACGTGCTGAGCGTTGACCGCGATGGGGCCGATGTCAGCCCCCACGACGGCACGACGCTTCAGGACGCGCTGACGCTGGATGTCCCAGAGGTCTTGGCCGAGGCCGTCGATGCCCCGCTGTGCCGGGCTCTCGGTGACGAACGTCGTCGGGGTGGCGATGTCGTCGTACCAGTTGCCGGACTGCAACTTCAACAGGTTGTGCACCATGGAGCGCAGGTTGTTGAAGTCGTCCTCGGCGTGAGACGTGTTGGTCTCGTAGTTCGCCAGCGAGGGCGCGACATTGTCCAGATAGGTTTCGGAGGGCTGGACCTGCTCCTCCTGCCTGACAGCGGTGCGCGTCATAAGCTACGTCTCCTTCCCCCGCGTGGGCCTCAAACTCGCCCCAGTGTAGCACTACGCGCGAGGATCGTTCCACCACGCCACCGGAATTTCACCAGCGATCTCGGAGCTATGTGGTATAGACCTCGGTCGTGACCGAGATGGAACCCCTCGTGATGACTTCGCTGTCGAGGATGACGAGGTTCCCGTCCGGATCGAGCCGGGTGATCGAGGTCGAGGCTCCTCCCGACTCCAGATGACCGGCGATGCGGGCGTTGACGAAGGCCACTCCCTCAATCTCCAAGATCACGTCGTCGAGGTCGGACTCGTAGAGCGCAACACCGAACTGCCTGTCGCGCAGGACGCCCTCGATCGCCGCCTCGACTGCTGTCTTGATCACCGACAGGGAGTAGTTGCTGAAGACGCCGACGCGGGCCGTGATGACTGCGGGGATGAGGAAGTTCTCGCCGGAGGTCACCGCCACGCTCTGGGTGACCTCCTTCCGCTCGTTGAGGTAGGTCTGGAGGGAATCGATCAACCCCGTCGAGGGGGCTGTGTAGAAGCCGCCAGCATCCCGGGTGAGGATGGGGACCGTGACCAGGTTCGCCTTGCAGTCCGAGGCCAGCACCCTGTCGAGGTGAGCATTGATCTCGTCGATGGCCGTGCTCACCGTATCGAGCAGGTCCGAGTTTTCGGTGTCGATGTTCCCTGACTCGGTCCGAAGGGTGAGCCCTGCTGCCGTGAGAGTCAACACCTCCAGGGAGGCATCGTTGAGACGAGTCCCTGAAGTCGTCAAGTCTGTCCCCACAGCCCCCACAGAGGTCAGCGTCGTCCCCATGTCGTCCACGATGGTGTCGGCCGCTGTCTGGATAGCCGAGGCAGCCCCGTCGATGTTGGTCGCCTCGTTGTTGATGAGGTTGAAGTAGGTGTCCTTCCCTGCGGTCGTTCCTTCCGCCAGCCCGGCTGTCACATACCCGGCGATGTCAGCCGCGTCGACGGTGATCTCCCCAACCCTGTTCTTGATCGTCCTCGCCTGCGAGCGCGCGGAAGTGGCTTCCGTCTCGATGTTGCTCATCTCCGTGGCGATGTCGTTGAGGTCCGTCGCGAGATCGAGGAGCGCCTGGTCGGCCGAGTCCAGCGCCGTCGTGATCGCATCCACTGAGGCATCCAGCGCCGTGTTGAGCGCTGTGACGCCATTGAGGATGTCCGTCAGGTAGTTCTGAACGGTGAGGTCCCCGCCTGCCGACCTGGAGGAGATTGCCTTCGCCACGGCCACACGCCCGAAGAGCGAGTCCGCGTAGGAACCTGCCAGCCCCTCGTAGTCCTCCCCTGTCACTGCCTTGCCTGCCGACTTCCACACCAGCGGAGCGAACGCCTTGGCGCTAGACAGCGTCTCGCGGTCATCACCTCCGGAGGAGCCCTCCGGGTTGTTGACCGTGAGCGGGATCTGCGTGAACGCGACGACCAGAGGCGTCGTCTCCTGGTCAATAGTCCCGGAGGCTACCTGCCCTGCCTTGCCGCGAGAGGCAACGTAGGTGACCTCGATGGAGGCCCCTGCCGTAGGGATGTTCCCCGCGATGCCGTCACCGAAGCGAACGGTCGACGGAGAGTCGTTGAACCCGACCTCGAACTGGTCCGTCTGCCCGTACTCCAAGAGGTCGACCACGTCCCACGAAGCTCCGTCGACCGTGACCTCGACCGTGCCCTGAACGACGAACTTGTCGTCCGGAACGCGCCGTAGCTCGAAGACCTGGGAGGGCTGACCGTCAGAGACAAAGCTCTCGGTGATCGTCTCGCCTTCGTAACAGGGGATGAACTTCGAGTTCCCGATGCCTTGCTCCGCGACGGTGAAGGTGACCTCCTCCGCCGACTCGAAGATGAGGCCATCCGGACCGTCCCACTGGAAGCCCGCAGGCACCGGAACGTCGAAGGCGAAGACCTCGTTGACCGTGACCTCCAAGTCCACCGACGACGCGACAGCCCCGCCCATCTTGTAGCCGAGTTGCCGACTCGTCCTGGCCACGCTCTTGCGGGTACGCGCGGTCGCGAGGTAGGTGTCTGTCGCTCTCCGGTCGAGGTAGAAGCTGAGGGTGTCCAGACCGTAGGCGGTCAGGTCGAGCAACATGATCCCCAGGCTGGAGATTGCGAAGTCGTTGAAGTCGGCCGCGTACTTCACCTGCAACCGAGCCAGGAGGTCGTCGTTGTGGGTGTCGAAGTCGAGCCCGGCATACCGAGCGCGGTTCAAGGAACCTAGTGCGAGTTCTGCCATAGCTCACCTCTCATGGGGTCGGGACCGGCACAACTGCCAGACTTGCCCGACCCGTCGCAAGCACGATGTAGGAGATGGTGATGATGATCTCCGAGTCGCGCTGCGTGACGCCGATGTCCGTGATGCGAATACGAGGCTCGTACTTGGCCACGACCCCCTGGATCTCCGCCCGCAGGAGATTGGCGAGCACGTCGTCGTTGTTCTCGAAGACGAACGTGAGCGCGTTGGTCCCGAACTCCGGGCGCATGATCCGCTCGCCGTTCATGGTGAGGACTAGCTGGACGAGCGCGTCCTTGATCACCTCGTCATCGGTCGCGGCCCTTGGGAAGGAGGTCCCGCCCTTCTGGAATGGGAACTTGATCCCGTTGTATACGATCGGAGTTGCCATCAGAACACCGTGCATGTGTTGGTCACGGTGACCTGCGTAGGGGTCGACGTGTCCAGCCCCGTGATAAGCACCGTCACCGCGCTCGTTGTCACCCTGTCCATCTCGTCCGCCAGCTTCCTAGCCGCCTGCTCAGCAGTGTTGCTCGTCTTCGTGAAGATGGGCAAGACCGCCGAGTACATCGCTCTCCTCGTCACGTCCGTGACCTCTGAAGAAAGCTCCCCAGAGAACGCTTCGGACCCCCCTACGTTCGGGCACGGCGGGAAGTCGATGGGGATGATGTCCGTGTCGAACGTCACCCCAGTCCAGTAGGCCACGAAGGCGTCGTCTATCTGCTGAGCCAACTGCCGAGCCGTCTTGGACCCTCTGAAGCGGAGAGGCCCCTCGAACTTCCTCACGTCCAAGTTGTTCACCGGGTCCCCGGACACGTCCTCCGCATCGCTCGCGTAGGCGTGGTATACCTGCGACAGCCGCCTCTCCGCCTGCTCGAACGAACGGATGTCCCCAGTCCTGAACCACCGCAGGAACTCATGATAGAGCTTGTTGACGTCGAGGCTCACTTCAACCTCACCGTCGTTGAGAGGATGTCCGGAGTCGGGGGAGGGGTGGGCACCCCTGACGGACCCATAGGCGTCGTGTGGGTGTGCGAGACAGCCCACGTGTACCACTTCGTCCCGAGCATCCCCGGCTCCGTTGAAGGCGATGTCTCGGAGCCACCGAGGTCGATCGCTGTTGCCTCCACACGAGCACCCGAAGGACCGAGCACGACCTTGTTGCCGTTCTTGTCGGCGATCTCGATCGTCCCGGCCGTGGCATCCATCTTCACCGTCTGCACGGTGGGCGTGGCGTTGTCGGTGATCTCGATAGAGCCGTCCGACGTGAACTTCAGGGACGCCACACCGCCGCCCTCTGTCGCGCTTCCCGGGCTCGCGGTCTTGGCTCGGTCCGTCCTCGCCTCGTCGCTTGGGTTCGGCTTGTTCCAGGTGAGTTCGACGCTCTCGCTTCCGTCCTCCTCGTTGAAGATGAGTTTGTGACCCCACCTCGTGACGAACCCTCGCTTGACCGGGTAGCCGTCGCTGGAGTAGCCGAGGTCGTCCGGGACATCGGAGGAGCCGTCGCGCTTCCCCCACCAGCCGCCGAAGTAGCACTCCGGACGATCTGGCTGTCCTTGGGCGAAGGACACGAACACCGGGTCCCCGACCTCCGGGGGCCAGAAGATTCCCCGACCGTCCCCTGCCCCCTGCATCGCCGCCTTGACCCACGTGGGGGAAGGTCTGTCCTGGAAGGCTGGGACCTGAACTCGGACGCGGCCTCGCCCTTCCGGGTCATCGTTCGCTGAGACAATCCCTCGGTAGAGCCCTGGATACAGCCGGTAGAACTCGATTCCGTACCGGGTGATGTTGTCGAGTAGTTCTTCGGCAGTGATCGTCATGGCTCCCCCTACAGTTGAATGCCCGTGAGGTCCGCCAGGTCCGAGTCGGACAGCCCCTCATCCTCTGCCAAAAACTCTGCCACCGCCGCCTCTCGCTCCGCCGTGTTCCTCTCTCCCGTTGGTTCGTTGCCTGCCGACGCTGGGTCCGCGTTCTTGTGGATGGTGAGGTTCGTCGAGAATCCTCCAACACCGATCGAATGAGTGACCTGGAAGACGTGGTAGACGCCCGGGTCGAACCGACGACCGAGACCGGCGAGAACAACCACATCACCGGGAAGGATGGCGGGGTCACCCATCGTCTCGATCTCGATCTGAGTGGCCATACCCGCACCGGCCTCGACATCTGCCCCCGCTTGGCGGACCGCTCCCGGGTTCGCCGGGTCGCCGGGCATCTGGAGGGGCTGCTCTGGGAACTCGTCGTTCCCAGGGGTGGTCATGGCCCCTTCACCACTGTCGACCGGAGGCGCCTCCGTGTCTGCCGTCACCGTGGTCGAGGCGGGCTCCACCTCGTCGGTGTCGACGTCGTTGAGTTCGATCCCGAAGTTGAGGACGTCCTGGTACGTCAGCGCGCCCCACACCGCCTCGGTGTTGCAGGTGAAGGAGAGAATCGGCATCTCGGCGATCGAGTCGGACTGTAGCTCTGCCGACGCAATCTCACCTCGGAACTGTCCGCCGGGGTAGTGGTAGAGCCGGTAGCGGCGAACCGGGTCGCCCGAGAACATGACCCGTCTGGGGCGCCACCGGAGCACCGCCGCTCTCCCATCGTCAGAGGTCCCGACGATGTTCATGATGCAGTTCGTCTCCTGGGCGAGCCACCACAGGGCGAGCCAGTCCGACCTGTTACCTTGCGCGTAGCCTTCCGCTGACGCAGTGAGCAGGCCGTAGACCGTGCTGTCCTCATACGCCTCGTCGAAGTTTACTTCGAGGGTTCGCCTCCCTCCGCCGTAGCCCGCTACCAGGCGACGGATGATGTCCTCTCGCTTGTCCCCCTCCTGCCCTGTGACGCGCCCACCTTGGTGAGTGGCGCTGTTCCCCAGACCTTGACCCTTCAGCGTGATCTGGATCTCTGTGTCGATCTGAACTTCCGGCGCTTGGAGCGCCGTGATGAACGGAGATGACAAAACAGGCCCGGAGCCCCCTGTTCCTCCCGCGTACCCTAGTTGAACCTCCAGCGTGTTCTGCATCCGGCCGTCAGCCAGAGGTGAGTCCAGGAACTTCATTCCGTCCTCGAATGGAGGGCTCAAC